TTGTCATAACTTTACATCGTTTTTAATTAAACATGTCCCCTGCGATGGTGTTCCCGCACCGCTTGAGCAGGGGATTTCTATTTAGTTTTTATAGATATCTACTAACAAACTCTTCCAAATCCTTATCCTCATTCCAAAATTGACTAATCTCAAAAATCATCCAAAAAACAAAAATATCACTCATTTTCGTTTCAACTTTATCAATGATCTCATTCTTATTAACATTGTGATTACTCAATGTTCCTTCATACATTTCAGCATCTTCAATTGTTGCTATCAATACGGCTTTTTGAGCCATTTCAGGCTGAAACATTGTACCGTTGTGCATATCGCACAAGGCAATTAACTCCTCTCTCGAAAAAATTCCTTTTAAAGATTTTTGAACTAAATTTCTCTGTATAAAGAAAAAATCACATGTTGCCTGTACTCCTGAATAGGCTGATCCAAATATTTTTTCTAATCTTTCAACTTTTTGTTTTGCAAGTTTTGCGGATACTGATTTCATGTTTTAATTTTTAATATATTTGTAATTCATAACTCTTTCGGACTGATTTGCTATTAAGCCGAAAGGTCGCCCCTCAATTGAGGGGCTTTTTTTTAATAGTAATCTAAAGGAAATTTACTTCTTTAGTGTTTTTTAGCTGCCATTTTACTGCGTCAACAAATTCTTTTTTGTTGTTAATATTATTATCTACCGTTTCAAAATCCTTATGTCCGCAATCTTGGTAGCGCTCAGTAATTCTTTGTAAATAACCATCAATTGAATTAAACTCAAAACAAGTTTGCCCTTCGAATACTTCAATTTTAACACTATAACCTCCATTAGATCCCGTTGTGTGTTTTGCAATGTTTAACTTTGTAGCTTTCATAACTCTTTTTTTTAAAATTAATAATTTATATTTCTGATTTGCTTGTAACAAATATACAAAATAATTCCTTTTGTGATTCCTTTTGAGGAATTATTTCCGCACTTATTTGTTGTTTATATTAATTTTAAATAAAATGAGCCCCAACCGAATAGGCTGAGGCTTACAATTATTCTTGGTGAGAAATCCAGTAAATTGAGATTATTTTTTCTTGTGTTTGTTCATATAATCTACTATTACCTCTGGAACCTCTCCATTTAGATCTTCAATAAAATCTTTTAACCTCATATAATCTTGTAATTTCTCTCCTGCAAGATCCTCTTTCTTACAATAAACTTCAAATAGTTCATCGAAATAAAGTTCTAAAGCTTCTTCACTTTTACCTTTAAATTTTAATTTCTTAATTTCCTTTTCTCTCGATCCAGATGTAGTTGCAACTAAACCTTTTCTCAATTGCGCTATATTCCATGCCATTCGGAGAAAAACTACAAAAAGAATAAAGTTAAAAATAGCCAGAATCCAAAATTGTGGAGTGTCAGTAAAATTTGAGTAATACATATTTATGATTTTAAAATTATAAAAGACTAAAATTAATCTGTATTTATTACTTAACAAAATCATAACCTTCTTTCCGAAAAGTCATGGTCCAACCAATTGAGCCATTTAATTCACGGGCCACAAATGGAGAAATTTCATGATTATCGGAAAGATTTTTCAACCATGGATGTTTCTTTTGGCTATCAATCAGTTTTTGTCGAATCTGCATTAAATAGCCTAAAGTTTCATCGGTCAACAGTACCTGGTCGGCCATATCATAATTACCCCTATTAATTGGAATAGCAACCGTAGCGGCCAAATACATGCTACCCTCTCTCCGATTGTAATTATCAACATTACTATCGATATTGCCATAATCAATAAACAGATAATAGGAATCAAATCGGGTGATGTGCTCTCTGATCGCATCCTCGTCTACGCCAAAAACAAAATTCTTAATGGCCGGAATTAAAGTGTGTTCCGAAAGGTTTTCAATTTCTGTTTTCAAATTTGCATAACCATTTACATCTGAAGTTCCTTTATTAAAGGCTGCCAATACTCCTTCCTTTTGTGGAAATTGGGCAAATAGCTTAAAAACATCTTTCATCATTGTTGTCATGATATGATTTGCTTTACCTGGTTAATACTTAAGCCGGCTTTATCGGCAATTTCGGTGATATCCATTTCGTAACGGTGCATTTCTTTAACGGCATCGTAGAGATCCTTTAGCATTAAATCGAGAAACTTGGTTAGTGGCATGCGATCAACCTTTTCGAAATCGCCATATCCTTTTTGGCTTAAATTGTACAAACTTTCGTCGGCACCAACATTTAAACCACCACCTTTGCCAGGAGATCGTTTCCAAAGTAATCCCCACTTTGTTTTGGTTTTGATAAATGCCAAAAATGCCTGAAAATTTAGCAATACGGCAAAAAGAATATTTTCATCGATATCTTTTAGCAATGATTCGGCTCTCTCGTTTATTTTTTCCCCTGAGAAAGTTTCGTCTGCAGGCAGATATAAACAAGCTGTTAATATCTTTAAATACTGTACATCTTTCGATTCTTCGAATTGCTGAAGTAATTCGGTTGCCAAATTAAATTGGGAGGATCGTAAGGAGGTGTTGAACATCTTTCCATTTAATTTTATGCTGTATCCTTTTAATTTTTGGCCTTTAACCTCGATTTCTGGCACTAAGTTCTTACACCAACAGGCTGCAATCTTATAATCGTAATCTAAACGAGACAAATAACGAACTTCGGGTGTTTGCTCCAATTCTTCGGGCTGTGTATTCTTTAATTTTCTTCGCAATTCAGTTGAGATGTTATCCAAGGATCCCTTTGGATATTCAATTTCAAATACGAAATTGAATTCCCTGGACATGCGATAAATATTTTCTGAGAACAGATCCTTTCGTTTTCGATCTATTTTCATTCCAGTTAACCCTCCAATATCAACCAACCACAAGGCTTTTACATCGCTTACCGATAAAATACCAGACGAATATTGCTGCAAGAGTGGTAATAAAGCCAAATACTGATCTTGCGTTAATTCTTCCCATTGGTTTGGGAATTTGTATTCGTTATCTTCAAAATAAAAGCTAATCATGGCATGTAATATGAGTTATCGTTTTCTTTATTGATATCGGTACTCAAAAAAATTGAAGAACCTGGTTTCGGTTTGTTCATTTCAAAATCTACATCATCCATATATTTTTCGAACTTAACCAGTAGGGTTTCACTTAATTCAGATACTGCTTGAGCTTCGGAATAACCTGATCGCATAGTTCGGGCTGTATCCCTTTCATTATTACGAATGGATTTTGGTAATTCGGTGAAATCGAGCCGCTTTAAAGCATGACCCATAGTGTAAAAGGCAACAGCTTTTTTTATTGCCTTTTTCAATTTTTCTTTTCCGGATTCATCCAAAATGCCTTTCGATTTAATTCGTGGATAGATGTGATCCTCTCCAGCTTCACGAATGATGAAAATGATTTTACTAAAAAAGTAATGCGAACGACCAATTTCGTAAAATCGATTGAATTCATCGGCTGATTCTATCAACAAATCTTTTCGATCCTTATACGATTGTGTTTCTTTCCAATTTTGAAAAACATCTGGGTGTTCCTGAAATAAATCCAAAAGGCTATCCATATAGGACCATAAATTGGAGATGTAGGCATCTTTCAGGCTTTGAACTTCGTTCTTGTATAAATCAATTCCTTCCAATCGCTTTTTTTGCACCCAAAAAGGAATATATTGGTACATCGTCATATTGGCAAATGCTCCCTGCAGAAATTCAATAGCTTGATTTTTATTTAAATCATCCTTATTTTCCGATTTGTAATAAGTAAGCAAATCACCCCAAACACCTTCAATAATATCTTTTATTTTCTTTCTGGCGATATAAGCCGACGATTGCATTTCGTCGAACGACGAGGAAGCTTCAACTCCCGGAGCTAATTGTCGAAATTTTTGAATTCCTTCGAAAAAATCAATTTTTACCATTATTTATTTCGATTAAAAGGTTTTTAATTTCTGCCAATTGGTTTGAGTTATTGCTCACCTGACTTTGCAAACGATCTTTTGGAGGTGTATCTTCTAATTTTTGCGGTGCATCATTATAATAGCCTAGGCGAATTCCGTTTTTATACAAGTGAGGAAAATTAATTCGAATGGCCATGTTGAACACTTCCGAGCAAATTCTTTCAGGAATGGAAAGATTGTGAAGGTAAATCAAGTAATTATAATACAGATCTGATCCTGATTTGGAAATAATACCATCTTTGCTAATTGATGAGATCGAGGCATCAATACCTTTCGAAGTGGTTAGCACTTCATCGGCACGTTTATCATTACTGATCAGAGAGCTGATATATTCTTTGTATTTTAGATCAATCACTTCTACTTTCCAACGTACCTCTTCTTTTTCTCCATTCTGGAAGCTGTTTGATACAAATATCTTTCCTTGATTCTTTGTTCCGGAAAGGTATTTGGAAAGCTTCTTCACCTCCATATTAGTGTATTGGATTAAATATTTTTCGCTGTATTCGGTTCCTAATTCAATTGTTTCACCGGTAGCCTTATCTTTTATAGATATCAATTGTTCACCGGCTTCTTTTAATTTCTCGTTCTCCTCACAAATATTCTGCAGCATTTCTTTTTTGTACTCCAACCAGGCAGCCGGAATAATTACGTGAACATTACTTCCAAATGAATTCTCGAGATAAGAGTTGATGAATTGAGGTGTTTTTGCAGTTCCTTTAATCCAATCTTTTGTTCCCTCGTAAAACTTGTTTAAGCCATACATGTTGCCAACCGCCTCGTTGCGATGATGCGATACAGCTACCTTATGAGAATATGGATTTTTCATATTCAACATTTCGTAACGCTTAAAATTGTTGGATAGACCACCGTTCCAATTTCCTACGAAAACATGTTTAAAGTCGCGATACTCCAAATCTTCATAGAATGGATCTACTTTTCTTGCTGTTGCTAATCGGGCTCGTTTGTTATCAATTAATTCCAATCCAGCAATAGGCATACTACCAATTAATCTAGAACGATTAAAACGCCATTTTACAAAAGCATCTTCAAAAAAATAGTATCTACGTATAATTGATTCTGCGAAATCCTGATAAGATTGAAAACCATTACTTACCCAACTATCCAACCATTCGGTTAGCTCTTTACATTCTTGCCAATCTCTAATTAATTTTCTTTTTTCGAATATAAGTCGATATGGCATTAAACCTTTACCATATAAGATATTGATTTGTTTGTCTAATAAGCCAGGTAATATTCTATTGCCATGAATCATTGTTTCAATCTCATTAGGTAGACGGTTGTTGATTCCTCTAGAAAGGATACGATATCCATTCATTGACAACAATAAAGATGTTTTACCTAAATTAGGTTTCAAATCAAAATCATCATCCGAAGAAGATTTGCCATTTACCCATGAATCACCATCTCCTAATTGAAATGAAATCACAGTATCTTCACTAACGTATACACCAAGATTTCCATAGTTTTTTACACTCATAACATTAATCGTTTAACCATTCTATTTTACGAAGTTTGAAGTCTGGAGGAAGAGCTATGAACCTCCATAAGATTCTATAGCAGGTCTTTGGATTTCCATCTGAATCCTGAAAACAAAAATAATTATCACTATCAATTGTAAATACTTCCTGTGGCAATTGAGATCTTGTCTTACATCCCTTACGTATGCTTAGCTTATTCGAAGCAATCTGCTTTGTTCTATTGTAAGGGTAAAAGGCAAGCGTGAAGCATCCATCAGGAACCTTTGATATCTCTTGCGCCAATCTTATTGCATCTAATCCATTGATTGTTTCCATATATCAAACCTAGATGATATAACCTATCAAATAAAGGACAGTAGTAAATGCAATGCAGAGTAATACTCTACAGTACTATTAAAATTATTAACCTTGCTACATGCTTTGCAATTAATCGTAAGCAAATACTCCAAACATGCTGTATTTACAAGAGTTTACTCATATTTCCAAGCTTTTTAAATCCTTGCATAGCATACCGAGAGTTTAGCGTGGCGTGCCCTAAATCGTCTGTTTTCTATTCGATTTTTACAAAAACACTCTTCAAACAGATGAAAATCAGACTTATTTTTTACTTTTCGCTATCAAAAAGGCTAATTATTGTACATTTTTAGACAATTATTAGCCTTTTTTCGATCATTTTAACCAATTGTATTTTCTAAAAGGAGTGGTGTTTTCTTGATGACTCCTGGAAGGATCTTGTGGAACTTTCCAAAAATTAAATACATCAATGCCGACGGAATTTGAGTTGATAATCCAGCTTGATATCTCCAGTCTAATTTTACCTCGCTTGATTTATCCAGATCAATTTTACCATCGGTTTTGAGAAGTGGCGAAACAAATATGGATGAGATAAGGTTTGGACATTGATTTTCGCAGATTTTTAAACGAACTACGGACCTTAAATTTTCGGCCAGTATAATTGATATCAATTTGTAATGTTCATATAAGAAAATGGTTCTCTGTTTTTCGTTCATCAGCTTTACTTTAAAACCATAGGCTTCCAATTCTCTTTTTAGGATCCTGGCATCGGTTGTGATCTTATCTTCTTCGTGCTTTTTTTTGTTTCCTGCACGATCGTAATAGAGATTGATCTTTCGATTTTTGAAAATGGATCCGAAAAAATCGAAAAACTCTCGAGCCAAATCACCCTGATCTTTGGGTTCCCAACAATAGAATTCCTTTAAGATTCTATATTCATTTTGGCATGTTTTTTCCTGACCTACAACAAAGGATTGAAAGTTTCCCGGATCATAACCAATATCTAATGGTCGTTGCGGATCAAAATGCTTAAGATATGATGCATCTAATTTGAAAGTATCTTTCAAATTAAATTTCATGATTGAATCGTAGATATAACTATCAGTAAAGCAATGCTGTGTTTTGTTGAAACCTGCAAAAAACATATTCCTTACCTGACGACGACGAAGTGCACAAATCGAAACAAGGAATTCTTCTATACTAAGCGTATCCATTTGAGTTTTAAAAAATTTCTCTCCCAAAAAATCTTTGTTTGCGAATGAACTCCCACGTAAATAATAAGTGCTATTTCTTTTTAAATCCCGAAGGATCGGATCCCAAACCTTTATAATATGCTTTTTACTTTTAATAGTTGATCTTAATTTATCTCGCTTGAATAAATCCTTTTCTTTCTTAAATCTCAATTCAGCATCGAGTAATTCTAACATGTTATCGTTAACATGTTTTGCTACTGAAAAAACATCCTCAATAACTTCAGTATTCATGTTTTTTTCATACTCCTCGAACCAATTGTCTTCTCCAAGATCTACACGAGCTGTATCGGAAATGCCTGTGATTCCTTGATAATACGGACTACTTCTTATTTTCTGACTTTCTGAACCACGTAAAGCAGGAAATAAACGGGATTTCACTTTCTCACCTTTATTGTGTTTCATCTCCTCGATGAAAGCATGAACACCCGAGCGACCTGCCACCGAATCGGGCTGATCGGAAGCTACCAGCTGAAGATTTGCTCCATTGCTAAAAATTATACTATGCTTAGGATACGAAACAGGATATCGAGGTGCTTTAAAGTGTTTAGGAATATCAGCAGTCCCTACAACAAAATCGATCCCCTCTACCATCCAAGGTTCTTGCTTTTTACCAACTGGTTTTGTAAACTCAGCTCGCAAGGCAGGAACAACGTTTGACATTAGAGATACGTACGATTTATGGACTAAAAACGATAATTCTCCTGGCATACTATCAACCACACGCTTCATTCTACTAGCCATAAATGTTGTCTTACCTGTAGCACGTCCCCATTCTCCAATTAGAACATTGGTATCGATCAAACTAGCCTTTACCTGCATGTTATTCATGTAGGTGTCAATCAAATCATTTATCTGCAATTCGTTAACATCAATCATTTTCTACCTCCTCATATTCTGCATCAGATATATTCGCATCCTGCAATAGTTGTTTTCGTTCTTCTTTACTGATGTGATCTTTTAAATCATTATTAATCAGATTTAAATAATATCCATCTTTATGTTTGCGAGCTATCTCTTTTAAATTTTTCTTACCAAAACCTAATTCTTCGTGAGTAATTTTATTAGATACCAGGAAGAATGTATTACCACCATTCTTTTGGGTAGCTGTATTAGCTTGTTTGCGCAAATCGTTTGCTCGATCAGTCCATTTTGCAGCCTCGTTAAATTTTCGTTGCCTAGTTAACGCCAAGGCATAATCCTGAAGCTTATCAGCGGTATCCATATCCCAAACAGCCTGCGCTACATTATTCTCGACATGAAGATATTCCATTGCAGCGTAAATACGGCTTTTTGCGGTAGGAATTGGAAGGTTAATGCGCTGTTCCATTAAAACGCGCGTGCGAAGCTTTGAGGCAGCCCGAGAGATGCTTTTAATGGAACGTGTAATTTCGGCAGCCCATTGAATTTGCATAATAAAAAGCTGCATTTCCTTTGAGATAGCAGACGAATCACCTTTTATTAGAAAATCGTTCACAATCTCGGGAGGCAGCGCTTGTAATTTGTCTAAGTATGTGCTCATACGTCAAATAAATCTTTATAAAAATCTTCATCTTCATTTTTCCTTCGCAGATATCCCAAAGCTCTGGCCGCTTCGCCTGCACCCTCACCGCCATTTTCTACATGTTTCTCGAGATTTTGCATAACATCCTGTGAAGATTGTGCCTTGCCAATTTCGAGAGCTCTTGAAACTTCGGAATCGGGATCCTCGAACATTTGCAATACAGCGTGTTCTTCAGCAATTGGCAACTCGAGCAATAGAATAATGTTTTTTGCACCATATCCGTAGGTTGCCAAGTCTTTTATTTTATTGAGGAATGATTGATTAATTTGCATTACTTTTTGCTTTTAATACATCCTTAAATACCGATAGTTTATCCTGATGTTTGGTAAGGTTTTCCCGATCTTTTTTCTTTTGATCTTCGGAACGTTTACTGCTGTTTAAATAGCTATTGTATCGCTTTACATTATCGCGACAATTGGCATAATCATCCATAAAACCTTCCGGATCCTGTTTTAATTTTTCCTGCAACTGGGCACGAAGGGAATGATGAATAATCAGCGGATGCTTGTAAAGGAAATCACCATTATCATTCAAAGCTTTTAACTCTGCAAAAGCTTGTAAATTACGAATGCGGAGCTCGGCCAAGTTCTCCACTTTTTTTTGCGTGGGCTTGCTATCGATCTCCGCATCAATACTTTTCATTTTCTTGAATGTGTAAATCCTATCGTTATACAAGATGGTAGCCATTTGCACTTCGAATAATTCAAGACGCATCCAAGGAATATTAGGATACTCCTCTTCTTTCTGGGCTTTTAACTTTTTTTTTGCCCTCCTGCAGCTACTGCCAATAATTCATCCTGCTTTTTCTGCAATACTGGAGTAATGGTATCGTCTTTCAGATTTTCCAATCCTTCATTCAAGTTCAGATCAAAAAGAATTGTCTTTTTTTCATTGTAAGAAATTTTGGTAAGATCTGCTATTTGAAGCACTTTTTCGGCCATTAACTTTTCATTTTCCTTTTCTAACTTTTCCGTTTTTTCCTCAAGATCTTCCTTTTCGTACTCAGATTCTTCCAATTGACCTTTCAATTCAGCAACTTCCTCCTTTTTTTCATTTAAAGCAGTTTGCTGTTCCTGAATGCTTTCCTCTTTTTTTTCCAAATTCTCTTTTTGCTCCAGGATTAAATCTGCAGCTTCTGTATTGGCTTTAACTGCATTATCCATTTTTTCGCAAATAGATTTTGGAAGCTTCAATGCCGTTTCCTGAAATTCTTCTGGAAGATCCTTAATCAAATCAATAATTTCATCCATAATTTTCTTTCTTCCTTCAGGAGTTGGAGTCTTGTGTAATAATGCTGCTTTTCGAGCCGAAGTGCTAATCGCATATTTCATGCTCCATTTTTGAATTAATTCAAATGAAAAGCCTTTAATATCTCCAGGGATGTGCTTTTGAATATCTTCCGGAATAATAGGGAGTAATTTTAAAATAGCAGCAGCAGCTTTTTCTTTCCCCTCGTCGTCACCATCAACCCCAAATGCAAGAAAATGATCTTTGATACGAGTAATGGTTACATCGAATTCAATAAGTGGATTGTGATTGTTTTCGCGACGATTCTTTACAATCTCCTCGTGTGAGGCATGATCGAGTAAAACATACAACACCTCGTTGGCGTACTTATCGCCCGGACGAAAGGTATTTTTTAAAAGATGATTTCCAGGATCATTTTTTTTAAGCAATTCGAGATCCTTCTCGAGATGTTGAGGTGCCTTAAGCTTGTTGTAAGAGCTCAGTTTTTCCTTGTTATTCATTCTGTGTAAAATTTTGATTTATACATTTTAAATATATTTGCAATGCATTTTTTTTTAAAGGACATAAAAAAAGAGGATGCTTAAAATCATTAAGTATCCTCTTACTTTACTAACCAAAATTAAACCTAAATCATCAAGTTTGAACTCTATCAATTTCGATTACAGTATTTGCATCCTGCAATCGAAATGTAATTCGTGATCCAGCGTTACCCGTCCATGTTGAACCGTCAATTAAAACAAATGCGGAATTATCAGCAATAGTATGTGGGTGATTTCCTCCACCTCCATAAACTGTGATATATCTTCCATAATCAGCTGGAGCAACTCCTGAAATAGAAGCAATAGCTTTAGCTGTAGTATTATTTGACGGTAATTGATATCGTGAATTAGCTTTTACGCTAAGAGCTGTTGCATCAGTAGGTACAGCTACAGGATTTTGTCTGATAATAGAACCTATATAATGCTTCGGCTGTTCTATACTTTTATTTTCAAAGGTATAAGTAACAGCTGTAGCCTCTTTATCTTTTTTTCGATCATATGCTTTCAAAATCATTGGACGAGCCAAAGACCCCTGAATATAATAACCTCCACTATCTACATCTTGATAAATTATCACAAATTTACATCCTGTTTTCTTTTCGATAAAATTCAACAATGCATCAGAATTTCCTCCCATTACAACTACAAATGTGTTTTTGGGGTCAATCGTAATATCACCCTTTTCACCTGTGCTATTATCTGTAGGAATATCGTGTGCTTCAAAATAATGCATATACCTTCCATTTTTCATAGGTATATCACTAACTTGTCTTGCTGTATTTGCTTTCGGAAATGGAACAGTATCATCAATATCACAAGTCTCAACCAACCACACTTTAAATGCAATTTTATTTCCTGCTGTTTCCGAATCAGAAACATCGTCAATATTTCCAATAGATGCCATTGAAAATAAAATTAATGGTCCTCCCATCATACAAGCTGATACATGATCTGAATTAGATGGAGAATCAATCATGCATCCTAAAGATGGAATTGCGATAGCAACTAACATGACAAACATGAAAGTGCTTAATAATTTTAATTTGGCTTGATGTACTTTTTTTTGCGACCAAGCTTTTTGCTTTTTATGTAATTTTTTCATGTTATAGTTGTAAAAAATTTACGAATGAATTAACTAATAATAGATCCGGCACTATAACCGGATCTATGAATGAAAGACAAGAAAATTAATTTCTCGATTCAGGAAGTGTTGGCTGTAATAGCTTGTTAACTGAACGAACACCACCTTCGGTTCTTTCCAATTCGAAGAATTTATCTCCATCTGAATTCAAAATCACCATAATATAATCTCCAACTTTTGTTGGAGCATAAGCCTTTGTAATAGTGCTGAATTTATCAGTTTTCTCAATCGCTTGAGGATTTTCATCAGAACCACACTCAATGATGTAAGCTACGCCTTTTTTAGCTCCAGTGATATCAGTAATCTTTTTACCTGAAGTTGAATTGGCTTGTGTCTCAAAGTAGAAATTCTTAGTTGCAGAAGCATTTACAACAGTAGCATCGTCAGCCAATTTACTTACAGGCTTGTTTATGAAGATTTGCTGCATTTCGTAATCGTTGGCAACTAAATCAGCTTTGCTATTAAATTTAGGTCCAACAAAATCGGCTGCAACACCTTCTTTAAATCTCGAACGTGCCAATACATCTTCAAAATCTTCCTTCAATTTCAACAGGTACATTTCGCCAGGAACATTTTCTAATGCTTGTAAATTATCCTTTTTAGCAAGCACCATAAATTTTTGAGTAACTACAGGCATCCAGTAAATTCCCACTTCAGTATCCGGAACCTTGTCCGCTTTTGGCCCTGAAAAATCGTTATCCTTCGAGAATTTTGCTCTTAGAGAATCTACCCACCACTCTTTATAGCATTTAGGTAACACCAATGTAAAATCTGCAATATCTCGATCGCCAAGTTTTGCAGAAACATCTTTGATAAATGCTTTTACAGCATCGTACATATTAGTTCCTACGTCATCAAAATCAGCATAAGCTGAATCAGACATTGGAAGTAATTTGTTTTGCCACTGATAGCGCAATAATGTGTAGTACATTCCGGTAGATCCATTAATAGCCAAACCAGGTTTCCCCGTTTCAGGTTTCACGTAGATACCTAATACTTTACGCATTTTTCTTTCGTTAACTGCCTGCTCTAAAACTCCAACAATCATCCACTCGATCATAGTCCACTTAATTGGATCAGAGCCCTGCTTGTTAAGATAACCAATATATTTTCTTTCCAAATCAACAAGAGGAGCAAATCTTAACTTAATGGAAACATCATCAACGTGACCTGTTTCAGGTTCAATTTTCACTTCACCTTTAAATACTTTACCTGGTTGCCAAGCCTGAGAAACTTCATCGAACAAAGAGTTAAACAAAACTTCCATATCCTGAATGTTCGATCGAGTAGGTAAGAAGTCGATATCAGGAATACTCGCAATACGAGCAATAATTGCATCCATACGGCGAGTTAAGAATGCATCACCAATTCCATCACCCGAAGCTGGCAAACCTACAGTAGTTGATGTTGAAGATTTGATTGTTGCCAATTCGTTGCGAGAATGCAATTCTTGGTAACGCTTTGCTAATTTTTTACCAAAACCAACAACTGCCGCATGAAATTTAGGAGCATCCTCTTCTTCATCCGCAGGATTTAACTTGCTATATGCAGGATTCAGCATGATTTTATTATGGCGACTAGAAGTTGCAAAGAAATCGTGCTGAATGCCGAAAACATGAGTTTCAGTATGTCCCATACCATTAATATTAATTTCCGTTGTGATATTTTCAGGATCATCATCTTCAAGATTTCCACCAAGTTTTTTAATCTTGGCATCCTTATCCTTATTCTCCTGAATTAAGGTTTTGTTTTGCTCTGTTAAATTTTGAACTTGAGTGGTAAGATCTGTATTTTCTGGATCATCAGTACTCGAATTATCACTATTCTCATTAGAAGAATTTTCTTCAGTTGAGAATAAAGCCATTGCTTTATCGTGAGCTGCAGCTTTTGTTGCATTTTGCTCTGCTTCATCAATGGCAGCATAAATATCCTTACCCGTCTTTTCTTTAAAAGCAGATGCAATCGTATCCCAATCTTCAGTGGATAACTGATTGTTTTTTGCTTTTTCAGTTAGATTCTTTTCTCCAAGAATAGAACTGAAGATCTTTTTAAAATTCATAAGCTAATAATTATTAGTTAATTAAATTAATTGCTCTTTGTTGTTTTGATACTTTATCACGGTGCTGATTTCCAAGCTTTAGAGCCACTTCCACAGCATCGCCAAATAAAATAATGTCATCGATTAAGCCATTTTGTTTGGCTCTAAGTGCATCGAAAGTTTCCCCTCTGACTGCTTCGTGGTCCTGCGCAAGTTTAGCGATAGACTCGCGTGAACTCCTACAGGCTGATTCAAATTGGATCTGTAGTGGGTTGAGTTCTTCTTTGATGTACTTTTTTGCTTTTCCTTTTCGTAAGTCATTGAATTTTTTATTTTTAAGATCAGATTTATCGGCATACTCCTCAATCCATTTAATTCCCATTGATTCGAAATATGGAATGATATCCCAAAAAGCAACCATTGTTCCAATGGATCCGATAGTGTCATTCTGAGTAAGAGAGAAAATTTTTGTGGCTGGAACTGATAAATAATAGGCAGCACTACAACAACGTTTTTCAGTAAGTACTACAAGCGGTTTTTTCAACATTCGAGTTGTTTCCCAAACTCGATCAAGATACCAGGCTTCTCCTCCTCCTGAATTCACATGAACGAAGTGAGCAACAATTTGCGGATTGTTATCAGCCGCAATCAATCCCTGTTCATAGCGTTTTGATGAAAAATACCAACGGTATTCATAATCAGATAATATTGTTCCCCAAATACGATGATAAGCAATTGAAGTATCGGGAATATTACTTTCTGTATAATCCATAGTTAGATTAGCAGAAACAGATTCCTGAAGAACTGAAAGAGCTTTCTCTGATTCTTCCGTATAAGTTGGAATATCTCCAAAAAAAGATTGTGGATCAACCAAGGCAAGATCTGCTAAAAAAGACTGCTGTGCTTCTTTGGTCATTAGCCACGGGCTTTCGAATAAAACCCGTGCTATTTTAGGAAATGGAAAAATTTGCATGATATATCAATTATATACCATGCAAGAAACAAGAAGAAGTTTTCCTATTCAAGGACTTTACAGCAGTGGTTGTAATGCCAATCTAGTAATTTCTAAATGATCAAAATTTATACCAGGTGTTAATTTAATTCTACACATTACATTTGTATTTCCCCAATATAAATGACCATTTTCATGTTGTAATTTCACAACAGCTCTAACTCCTACTGGTAATTGCCTCTTTTGAATTGAGGAGAGTTTATCTATATAGACACTCAATTTCTGATCGTAATAAACACCAGCTGGTGTTTGTTTTACTTTATCAGTAGGTTTTACCATAGAATTCGATTGGCAAGTGATCCAAGAAGTATTCTTTTTTAATACAACATTTTGCCCAATAGCTGTTTCTATATTTTGAATAGGTCCAATCTTTATCTGAGAACTAAATTCTAGCATGAAAAAAATATTAAATAGTTAAGAGAAAAAATAAGTGTTTTGAACTGAAAGTCTTAAAAGTTTTTTAAATACCTATAATACAGCGCATTGTATATTAAGAAAGCGTTTTTTAATCTTTTTTTGTCTATTTCGATAATCAATTTTCTTTATTGCTTCAAAATTTAACGCATTATTTTGAAGATTAAATCCCTTTAAAATAGCCTCGCAAATTTCTTTTTGGGTATATCGCTGCTCATACCCTATCTCAAAAAAATTACGAACTTCTCGCTTAAACTCTGCTTCTATGTAATCGTGAATCCGTTCTTCGCCCCACTTACTTACATAATAGAATGAATGGGTTAAGGCATAATGATTACTTTTTGTAATAGGTAAGATAAATGTAACCGGATTAGAAATTAATGGTCGGCGCACTGGTGTTTCACAAACCTGTACAAAACTAGGAATGTGCTTGCCAAAATCATGATTACGACGAAGAATAATTGCCCCATCAGTGGTTGTTTCAAATAAGTATCTGCAGTAATCAGCCAAATGTGGTTTCAACGAAATCGTAACCTGTGGTTTATTCGCAGAAGAAATTTTAAGAGCAGTCTTTTTCATATGCGTGTTTTATACTAATATAAATTAGAGTTTTACGTATTAAAAAGACTTGACGGTTATATCAACCAAAGATACAGAATATCGGATTATTATTAAACAGATCAGTTCAAATAATACTCTTTAAATTCTTGAACCCCTTATGGAAATATAGCATTTAAATAGTGCGATTGAACTTTAGTGCAGTAAAACAATCTATCGTATTGACCTATTGACATTTAAACACTTTTACTCCGTACTTTTTGAAAAAATAGTGCAGAATAGTGCAAATTTGCACGAAAAATAGTGCATTCTATTATATTCATTTTCAAATTATAAAAATAGTGCGCACGAAAGCACAGTGTTTTTATCTATTTTTAATAAGGGGTTATTTAAAAAGGATATTAATAATATAAAAAAGTATATATATAGGCTGTATTCGGACTTGAGATTTGGCTTTGTATGTAAATTTCTCGAACTATTGCACCTAACAATTATTAAAAAAGGGGGGCGGCGCAAAATGCACCGTGTGAAAATTAATTAAAGCAACAAATAGTACAGCTTCAATATGAATAGTTAATATATAACGGATAGATTCACAGCTCCAAATTGATAATACTAAATGTTTAAGCATAAAAAAACCGAGTGATTAACTCGGCTTTATAGTTGTAAGTTGTAATTGGAAGGTCATTAAAAACGATTTCGTTCTCGTTTCTTCATTCTATTGAATATACATTTTCTATTAAAATCTTTTAATATCAAGATTTTAGAATAATGTTCTTGCCATTGCTCTATTTTATAAGTTTTCTCACTTTCACTATAAATCTTACGGTGATAGTGTATAGTTCCATTGACATCTATTTTACATGGTAATCCTAAAAAACCCTTACTATCAACAATTGGAGTATCGATTTCTATCTGCTCAAATTCTAACTTATTCATCATTTAATTTCTTTAAAATACAACTTTAAATAATTTCCATTCTCATCCCGTTCTACATTGAGCTTATCTTTAGATCCATGTACATACACATGGAAATTTCTATCTAATTTTAAAATATTCTTAAAATACAACTCTTCCTGACTTCCTGGCCATGTCGATTTTGGAAGACATAGCATTCCATTTTTTTCTTCCTCTGACAATTTATTACTTCTAATTTTATTAGGATTAGAAATAAAATACTCCTCAACAATCTCTTTCGATTCCTTTTGAGTTCCTATTGGCACATACTCTTTGTACCATTTCATAAAATCAATTAGTTCCTGATTTAAATTCATAGTTCTTTTTTTTAAAATCTTCACTTCCTCCATAACAAATCATATAAAGTGGACATCCTATGCAAGTTTGAAAACCACAGTCAATCCCTATTCGCTGATTTAAATTTATGAACATTTATATATTTTTCACTTTTCGTAAACTTAAACTTGCCACCCCGTAAATGACAAATTGAAAATCAGCATTATCATTTGGAGACCAAATGGTAAGCTCCAAATCTTTACAGCGTTTATTCCTGGCATTAATCTTGTCAATTGCTTCTTGAAAAGCTTGCTTATAGTTCTCAATAAGACAACTGGGGATAACCTTACGATCCATAGCTCTAAAAACATTTTCCGCTTCAGTATGTGCTTTACTTTTTGAGACATAAGTTTGTTCATCCATAAAGGAAGAGTACAGCTCACTTCTTGCTTCTGCTGTTAATGCAATTTCAACTCCTTGTATAATTCCTGAATGATATTCTTTTGT